CACCCGCCCGCCCCTGGACTTGCATCCTTGCTTGCATATATTTTACAGATGTAAAAATTTTGCGAGAAAAAATTTTTTGGAATATACTTTCGAGATGGGATTTAAAGTTGCGGGTATTGTTGGTCTATTATTACTAGCCTCATTAGGCTCTTTCAAGATGTATTATGATAAGTCGGAGGCTGAGAAGTTAGCATTGGTTACGCAGTTGCAGCAGTCGATGGATAACCAGTTATTGCTAGAGAATTCGATTGAGAAGCAGAATCAGCAGATTGCGGACCAGTTACAGCGAGAGAAGGCCAGTCAGGTTCGGATTACGGCTCTTGCTGGTGTAAATAGTGAGGCACAGGCGGAGGTCAATCGTTTAAAGCAGACATTTGCTAGGCATGATCTCAATATGTTATCTATGTCTAAGCCTGGATTAATCGAGAAGATTGTTAACAAAGGAACGGCTCGGGTTGGTAGCGAGTTACAGAGTTTAACTAATCCGAGGCAGTTTGATGAAGAGATTACTGATAGTAGTAGCGATAGTCCTGAGTAGCGGTTGTTCATCGCTTTCAGGATTTACTGTCCCTGAGGTGAGGCCTGTTGAGGTTGTCACGATAGAGGTTCCTGCTCCGATGTATCATCCCCCGTTGCCTAATGAAATTTCCCCGATGCTTGTAGAGTGGAGAGTATTAACGCCTGAAACGATGGCCGCGTATTTAGTTGATTTGGAGAATGGAGAGGCACCTTCGCAGGCGTATTACGGATTAACGAACAAGGGTTATGAGAATTTATCTAATAATATGGCTGAGGTCAAGCGATATATACGGCAGACGTTGTCGGTAATTGAGTATTACCGCGATTCGGACAAGGATGAGTAATTAAGGACTCCACCCCCAAGTTTAACCGCTTTACTTACGAAGGATTACGAAATGGAAGAAGATTACGGAACAATAGAGGCATACGAACCGTCCCCGTTGGAGGCTCAGCGGCAACGTATTACTGAGTTTTTAAAGCGTAACGGGATTTCTAATAACGCTTCGGCTCAGCGGCAGGGAAAGAATCTTTCTATGTTTGCCGAAATGATTCCTCTTTTAGGTGATGTACAAGGCGTAAGTGAAGGCGTCGATATGATGAAGAAGGGCGATCCTCTTGGGGGCGGACTTATGTCAATCCTAAGTATGGTTCCCTTTATTCCGGCATCAAAAGTTTCTAAATCGGTATCAGAACGCCTTAGGATAATAGCAAAAAAGATGAAGCGAGCACGATTTAATGCGGCACGTGAAAAGCTGAACATTCCTAAGGACGGAGATCCTGCCCGAAGAGCAGAATCAAAGTATAGAGAAGAAGCGTATAACTATTCTAAACAATACAATGAATTAAAGGCTAAGAGTATTGGCGACGCCCCAACTAATGTTAGAGCGTCTGAAGGCGGAAAAAGTGGATTAAGGACTTTATCGCCGACAGTAGAGGGAGAACTTATGCCGCGAAAGTTGTCTGACGCTCTTAGTGACTCAGATAACTTACCAGGATATGGTCCCGAAGAACTTGCTGCTATACAGAAGGAAGTGAAAGACCGTATGGCAAGAGAAGCAGGCGATAACCCCTATTTGGATGATTATTTAAGAAAATTATTAGATGAGCAGTAACGCTGAGAAGTTAAAAGCGTTAAAAAGCATAGACTTATCGCATTTAACTAAAGCGGAAGCTAAAGAGTTTACCGTTTTACTAGAAGAACTCACTAAACGTGAATTCCAAGAAGAATCCACCAGTACCTTTATGCATTTTGTTAAGGCTATCTGGGCTGATTTTATCAATGGCGATCACCATGTAAAGATGGCTAAAGCGTTTGATGATATTGCAAGTGGTAAATTAAAACGATTAATCATTAATATGCCGCCTCGGCACACGAAGTCTGAGTTTGCTTCTCATTTGTTTCCTGCGTATCTATTAGGGAAAAATCCTAAACTAAAAATCATAGAAGCAACACACACCGCTGACCTTGCGATTAACTTCGGACGTAAGACCCGAGATTTAATTGACGGTGAGGAATACCATAAGCTATTTCCCGATACAGAGCTAAAAGCGGACAGTCGTAGTGCGGGTAAATGGTTAACAAACAAAGGCGGCGAATATTATGCCGCAGGTATTGGTGGCGCATTAGCAGGACGGGGTGCGGATTTGTTCATTATTGACGATCCTCATTCTGAGCAAGATGCGATGTCCGATAAAGCAATGGACGAAGCGTATGAATGGTTTATGGCAGGTCCTCGTCAGCGGTTGCAACCAGGAGGGGCAATCGTAATAGTCATGACTCGTTGGAATAAAAAAGATCTAACGGGTAGATTAACAAGAAAAATGGCACAAGACGAAGGTTCTGATCAATGGGAAATTATAGAATTTCCTGCAATATTGCCAAGTGGTAAGCCTCTTTGGAAAGAGTATTGGTCATTATCAGAATTAGAAAGCATTAAAGCATCAGTTAGCCCTTCTAAGTGGGCCGCACAATATATGCAAAGACCAACAGGGGAGGGTATTTCGATTATTCCCAAAGATTGGTTTAAGATTTGGGATGAAAATAAACCGCCTAAGTGTGATTATTTAATTCAATCATACGATACAGCGTTCTTAAAAAGCGAAAGAGCTGACTTTACGGCTATAACAACATGGGGCGTATTTTATCCTGAGGGTAAAATCGGTGAAGAGATCTACCACGGCAACGATGCCCATTTAATATTAATAGATTGTATTAAAGAACGTTTTGATTTTCCTGAGTTAAAAGCAGAGGCATTACGTTTGTATGAGTTTTGGAGTCCTGATGTTGTTATTATTGAGGCAAAAGCTTCGGGGATTCCTTTAGTTCAAGAATTACGTAGAGTTGGTATTCCTGTCAACACGTTTTCTCCAGGAAAAGGTCAGGACAAGATTGCTAGATTAAACTCTGTATCGCCTATTTTCCAAGACGGTCGCGTTTGGGTTCCGGACAATCGTTTTGGTGAAGAACTCATGGAAGAAGTTTCAGATTTTCCTTCAGGAGAGAATGATGATTTAGTAGATGCGACCACGTTAGCGTTGGCTCGATTCAGAGAAGGCGGCTTTTTGAAGTTAACCAGTGACTATTTTGAAGAAGAAGAGTATTATGACAGAGAAAGGGTTTATTATTAATCAGAATCATACTATGATTTATCACTATGGCTATTGAAAAACAAATGTACTCATCTGTTCCTAACTCTCAAGAAGACATTGAGATAGAACTTATGCAACAGCCCGAAGAAGAAACGGAGCTTTTTGTTCAACCGGATGGTTCTGTAATTAAGGGCAGTGACATGCCTGACGAAAAGCCGTCTAAGTTTGGAGAAAATCTAGCAGAAACGCTGGATGACCGAGAACTGAATACAATAGCTAATGAATTAGTCGGTTCTTTCGAAGAAGATGTAGATTCCAGAACAGACTGGTTTCAAACATACGTAGAGGGCTTGGATTTATTAGGAATTAATTCAACAACTAGAACACAACCGTTTGTTGGCGCTTCCGGCGTTCATCACCCTATTCTTGCAGAAGCCGTAACACAGTTTCAAGCACAAGCCTATAAAGAAATGCTTCCTGCAGGGGGACCTGTAGATACCGAAGTTTTAGGTATGACCGATACTAATAAGCTCGAAAAAGCTAATCGCGTTAAAAACTTCATGAATTATCAAATTACATACAAAATGGAAGAATATGACCCAGAAATGGACCAACTTCTGTTTTATCTTCCGTTATCGGGTTCAGCCTTTAAAAAAGTTTATTATGATCCTGCAGTTGGAAGAGCAGTAGCCCGTTTTGTTAAGTCTGAGGACTTAGTTGTTCCCTATTATGCCGTAGATCTATTGACCTCTCCTAGAATTACCCATGTAATTCACATGACAGAGAACGAAGTACGTAAATTACAACGTTCTGGGTTTTATAGAGACCTCGATATGATGTCTCCTGGAGGAGGCATAGAGACTACAGAGGTTAGTGAAAAACTAGATGAGTTACAAGGGTTAACTAGAACAATAAGTGACGAAGAATTCACCATATTAGAGATACACGTAGACCTCGATTTAGAGGGACACGAAGATTTAGACGAAAATGGCGAAGAAACAGGGGTAGCACTTCCGTATGTAGTGACTATTTGCAAAGATAACAACAAAATTCTTTCAATTAGGCCAAATTACAACGAAAACGACCCAATGCGCAAGAAAATTGAACATTTTACGCATTATAAGTTTCTTCCTGGACTAGGGTTTTATGGTTTTGGCTTAATTCACATGATGGGCGGCTTAACTAAGTCTGTTACAGCAATTTTACGTCAATTAATTGACGCAGGAACACTTTCTAACCTTCCAGCAGGATTTAAAGCACGTGGTTTGAATATTCAACGACATGATGACCCGTTACAGCCAGGAGAATGGAGAGATGTTGATGCTCCTGGAGGTCGATTACAAGATGCGTTTTTGCCGTTACCTTATAAAGAGCCAAGTGGTACTTTAACTACGTTATTGGGCGCTTTAGTCGATTCGGGCAAGAGGTTTGCCGCTACAGTAGAAGCACCTACGGGAGACGGAAACTCTGAAGCCCCTGTGGGGACAACGGTAGCTTTACTGGAGAAAGGACAGAGAGTTATGTCTGCTATCCATAAAAGGCTACATTACGCACAAAGAACCGAGTTTAAAATCTTAAAAAGAGTGTTTGGTGAGTTTTTACCTCCAGAATACCCCTATCAAGTCCATGGTTCGTCAGAAAACGTATTTAAAGAGGATTTTGATAATTCTGTAGATGTTATCCCCGTAAGTGACCCAAATATCTTCAGTATGACGCAAAGAATCACTTTAGCTCAAACACAGCTACAAATGGCTCAAGCCGCCCCAGAATTGCACGATTTACGCGAATCTTACCGAAAAATGTACATTGCGCTGAATATCAAAGATATTGACGCATTATTGCCTCCTGAAGCAGAAGTACCTCCTCGAGATCCGATTAGTGAGCAACAAGCCGCTATGACAGGAAGTGCTATAAAAGCGTATCCGTTCCAAAACCATGAAGCATACATAGGCGCTCATTCGTCATTTATGGAAAACCCTATGGCGCAAGAAAATTCTATGGCGTTAGACGCAATAGCAGCAAACATACAAGAACACCAGTCTTTGCTTTATAGACAGCAAATAGAACAAGCAATGGGACAGCCGTTACCTATGTTAGAGGATGGGGAAATGGAACCCGAAATGATGAATCAAATTGCTATGATGGCAACACAGGCAACACAACAAGTTACGGGACAAGCTCAAGCATTAGCCGATGCAGAAGCCGCAGCACAACAAGATCCCCAACGTGAAATGTTTGATGCACAACTTGAACACGAACAAGCTCAGTTAGCACAAAAAACAGAAGACGATGCGCGAGATGCACAACTTGTTGAGATGAAAGCACAACTAGATGCACAAATCAAGCGTGAAAAAATACAAGCGGATCTTAGAGTACAAGATACTAAGTCTGCTATAGAATTACAAGAGCTTGAGCAAAAATCAAAAACTGATGCTGAAAAGAACTACACCGAACTCGTTAAAACAGTTCGAGAAAGTAGAAAACAAAATGGAGAAAAATAATGCGTGAGTATTACGACAAAATGAAGAGTTTCCCTTCACCGTCTGAACAATCTAATCGATCCGAGTCTAGTGAGTCTTCAATAAAAGACAATACTAGAACTAAAACGGTTACTGCGGGGGTTTGTTTAGATAAACCTCAAAAAGCTAAAGTTAAGGGAGCAAATGGGCAGACTAAAGGACTTCTTTGGTATAGGTCAGTTAAATAAGTGGACTATATCTTAGCTACGGAGCATTTGCTTCGTAAATATCGTGAGAGAAAAGAAGCTCTTACGCACACACTGGCTTCCGGAAGTATTGAAGATTTTGAACAATACCAAAGGATAGTTGGTGAAATCGCAGGTTTGAGTTTCTCTGAACAGGAGATTCAAACCCTACATTCCAATATGGAGGATGCAAATGACTGATAAAGTCGAAACAAAAACTGTTCCAGATAGAGTATTACCGTTTTTTGGAAGTGATTCGGCTCCCGAGAAAATCCCAGAGCCTGTAATTACTCCGGAAAACATAAGCTCTCATGCAAAATCTTTACCCCGTCCAACTGGGTATCGTATTTTAATATTACCCTTCACCCAATCTACGGTCACTAAAGGCGGTATACATTTAGCTAAAGCAACGGTTGATAAAGAAAGACTTGCTACTGTTGTAGGTTATGTTGTTTCTGTAGGCCCCGATGCGTACAGTGATTTACATAAGTTCCCTGAGGGAGCGTGGTGTAAAGAAGGAGACTGGGTAATCTTTGGCAGATATGCAGGTGCTCGTTTTCAAATAGAAGGTGGCGATATGCGTCTTTTAAATGATGATGAGATTTTAGCCTGTATTGACGATCCCGAAGCAATTTTATCATAACATTCTTGAGGAAGACTCATGCAAAATAATGAAGAAGAAAGTATAGAACTAGAACTTCCCGAAGGGGAAGTTGATATACATGCTGCAGACGTTGACGATTCAATTAAAAATGAAGTTACCGTTGAAGCAAAACAAACTCAACCTAAAGACGAGTTAGACGAAATAACTGATTCAGTACAGAGACGTATTGATAAGCTTACCTATAAAATGCGAGAAGCTGAAAGACAACGGGATGAGGCAGTTTATTTTGCTCAAAGTGTTAACCAAACCGCAACCAGCTTAAAAGAAAAACTAAAAAACTCTGACTCCTCCCTTTTCAAAGAGTATGACAATAGGGTACAATCAGAAATCCAAAGAGCTAAACAAAATTTAAGGGAAGCTCAAGACGCAGGAGATGGTGGAGCAGTTGCTGATGCAACTGAAAAACTCTCCAGGGTAAGCGCAGAGGCAGAAAATTTAAGACGATTATCTGCTCAGCAAAACGTGCGAGATAGAAACCAGCCCCAGCAAGTCCCTGTTCAGGCTTATCAGCCCACATTACAGCCGCAACAAGCTAGTGGACCTGATCCAAAAGCAGAGCGATGGGCGGCGAATAATAAATGGTTTGGAGATGATAATGCAATGACATTTGCGGCGTTTGGAATACATAAAGAACTTGTCGAAGGAGGAATAGATCCAACTTCCGACAGATACTATTCTGAAGTAGATAAACGTATGCAAGATAATTTTCCACACAAGTTTTTAAATGAGCAATCTGTCCCCGTGCAACAGGTTGCTGCTTCTAGCCGTGGTGCTAGTGGTAGACGATCCTCACGCAAAATCAGGCTATCGCCCAGTCAAGTAGCAATCGCTAAACGACTGAATGTGCCGCTTGAAGAATATGCCAAGCATATTGAAGGAGTATAAAATGACTGAAGATAAGAAAACAGATGTCACCACTGATCGTAACTCACGATCTGCAGAGACACGAGCCTCTCAAACTCGCAGAACACCCTGGAAACCCCCGTCAATGTTAGACGCCCCTGAAGCACCTCCTGGATATCAATTCAGGTGGATTCGTGAAGCTACTCGAGGACAAGATGATAAATCTAATATGTCTAAACGTATTAGAGAGGGATATGAACCTGTGAGAGCAGAAGATTATCCTGAATTTGAAGCACCTACGATAGATAGCGGAAGCAACACAGGAGTAATTGGAGTTGGTGGGTTAATTCTAGCAAAAGTACCCGTTGAAACCGCAGAAGAACGTACAGCGTACTTCGCAAACCAAGCAAAATCTGCTATGGACGGTGTAGACCAGAACTATATGCGAGAAAGTGACGGAAGAATGCCTATACGGGATGGAGACATCCAAAGGACTTCTAAAGTTGCATTTGGCAGTAAAAACGCCAACAAAGGCACTTAAACAATAACTATGTATTTAAGCATTTTAGGAGAATATAATGGCTAATACAGATAAACCCGATGGTTTTACCCCTGCATATCACATGTATGGTGGTGTTATTCGTCCTGCGAAAATGAGAATCGCTAGTGAAACTTCAGCATCAATATTCAGTGGAGATGTTGTAACTTTATCAAGTGGTTACGTTATTCAAGGCACGGCGACTACCACCCCCATAGGTGTGTTCTACGGGGTATTTTATACCGCAACCGATGGCACTCCAACGTTTTCAAAGACTTGGACTGGCGGTGTTGCAACACTAGGTGGAGACGACGCAGAAGCATTGATTTATAATGATCCTGCTGTTGTTTACGAGGCTCAATTTACTGCAGGAACTCCTGCTGTAAGCTTTATTGGGTCTAAATATACTCTTTCTACGACTGCTGGTAGCACAACTACTGGACGATCAAAAGAAGGGGCAACCGCAACTACTTCAAGTGGTGTAGCGTTATGTGTAGGATTCGCCTCGCAACCAAGCAACTCTATTGGTGCTTATGCGAGAGGATATTTCACATTCCCGACTAACACATTTGCTGTTTAATCTAAGGAGATAACTAATGGCGATTAACAGAGCACAACTAGTTAAAGAACTAGTTCCTGGACTCCATGCTCTTTTTGGATTAGAGTATGAGCGATATAATAACGAGCACGAAGACATCTTCGACACCGAAAGTTCTGAAAGAGCGTTCGAGGAAGAAGTAATGTTGAGTGGTTTTGGTGAAGCACCTACTAAAGGCGAAGGAGCCGCTGTCATTTATGACACAGCTCAAGAGTCTTGGACTTCACGTTTCACACACGAAACCGTTGCACTAGCATTTGCGTTGACCGAAGAAGCTATCGAAGATAACCTTTACGATACTCTTTCTTCACGATACACACGCGCTCTGGCACGGTCTATGCAACAGACTAAGCAAGTGAAAGCGGCTAACGTATTGAATAATGCGTTTAGTTCTTCATATGTTGGTGGTGATGGTGTAGAGCTATGTTCTACTGCTCACCCGACTGTTTCTAACGTGTCTCTGAAAAATGAGCTATCGACGGCAGCAGACTTGAATGAAACTTCACTTGAACAAGCGTTGATTGACATCGCAGACTTCAAAGATGAACGTAACCTTAAAGTCAACGCACAAGCACGGAAGTTAATTATTCCACCTGCTTTGCAATTTGTTGCTGATCGGCTTTTAGAAACTCCAGGACGAGTTGGTTCTTCAGATAATGATATTAACGCAATTAGAAACATGGGAATGATCTCAGAAGGCTATGTTGTTAACCATTATCTAACCGATACTGATGCGTTTTTCATCAAAACTGATGTTCCTAACGGATTGAAACACTTCGTTAGAACTGCTGTATCTACCAGTATGGAAGGCGACTTCGAGACGGGTAATGTACGATACAAGGCGCGTGAGCGTTACAGCTTTGGTTGGAGTGACTGGAGAGGTATTTTCGGATCTCCAGGAGCGTAATTCATTAAGTTGAGTTAATTAAAGGGAGCTTCGGCTCCCTTTTCTTTTATAGGTGAATGATATACAATCGGAGCACTAGGATTTATTAATTTTGTTTTATCGACTGACCTAGCAGACAAGCCGAGACGATAAGACCTATTTTTTCTGGAGAAAAAATTATGGGCAATTCTACATTCAATGGACCAGTCAGGTCCGAAAATGGTTTCAAAACTATTGACGTAACAGCAGCAACTGGAGCCATCACCGATGGTTTAGTAATCAATTCAGACGGCAATATTTATAACGATTCTGGCGCACACGTTCAATACGCGGCGGCAACAGGATATGGTCCTGCTGACTTTATCGTAGGTAAGGGCGGTAGCCAGTACGGTACAGTAGACCCCTTCACTTCTGGGCTTTCTAAATTATTTCCTTTAGGCAGTCGATTGCTTTACGGCAACACTGTTTATAGTTATGGTCGGCTAGCAGCAGCTGCGGTTACAGCAGGAAAATGCGTAACCCATGCGGCATCTATTGCCCACCACTTTGATTTAACACCAACCGCTGGTGTGGCTGCTGGAGAAACTGCAATTTCGGTTGAAACCGCAGGAACCGATATAACGCTTAATCAATATGCAGGTGGTTATCTATATATTAATGATGCGGCAGGTGAAGGTCAGATGCTTCGGATACAATCTAATCCAGCACATGACCATTCAGCAGATCCTTCAATAGTGATTACGTGCTACGATGATCTAGCAACAGCGATTACAACAAGTTCACGAGTTACTTTAATTCCTGATCCACGAAGTGGTCAAATTGTTCAAGCGGCTACAACAACAGGCGCTACACTGGGTGTAACTGTAGTCGATATGGCTGCTAGTGCTTATGGTTGGTTTGCAGTTTCTGGCCCACAAGCCGTATTAACTTCAGGAACTTTGGTTGTAGGTAATCATGCAGTTCCACTAGGAGCCGCAGGTGCTGTTGGACCAGCAGCAGGAGACGTTATACAAGTAATCGGTACAGTTATGATTGTTAACGTAACTACTGATTATTCATTAATTAACCTCACGGGTATTATCTAGGAGTAGTCATGGCAGACGCAGTTACAAGTCAAAAAATTGTTGATAATGACAAAAGGCTAGTCTACAAATTCACCAATATTTCTGATGGTTCTGGAGAATCGTCTGTTGCTAAAATAGATGTTTCTGGATTAAATGCTAATAATGAGGGAGAAACGTGTACACGAATTACACTTACTCAACTTTGGTACGATGTCGGAGGCATGAGAGTTGCTATTGAATGGAACGCTTCTACTAATGTTGTTGCTTTTCTACTCGGAGGAAGTGCCGCAGTAGGGGTTTCTTCGGGGTATTATGACTTTAGAGGTTGGGGCGGTATTCCTAATAATGCAGGAAGCGGTATAAATGGGGATGTTGATCTAACAACTCATGGACATACTGCTCATGACCATTATTCGATAGTAGCTGAATTTACTAAAAGTTATTAATTATGGCTACCTCAGGAACTCGTACATTTAGTTTAGATGTCGCGACTGCAATAGAAGAGGCATACGAGCTTGCTGGTTTAGAAGCTCGTACTGCTTATGACGCAGTCACTGCCCGTCGATCTATGAATATTATGTTTGCCGATTGGTCAAATAGAGGTATTCAGATGTGGGAGATTTCTAAAGTAGAGCTTACGCTTACTGAAGGAACTAATGAGTATACAATTAATTCTTCGGATATCGACATATTAGATGCGTATATTGAAAAAACCGTTAATAATATCGTTACTGATTACACGTTAGAACGGATAGATCGTAATGAATTTATTAATATACCCAACAAAGCAACTAAGTCCAGGTCGACTAATTACTGGCTAGAACGGCTGAAATCACCAGTTATTCACATATACCCAACGCCCGAGAACTCAACCGACAAACTCATTTACTATGTTTGGCGAACTATTGAGGATTCTGCGGCATCTACGAATGACGTAGACATTCCAACACGATTCACACCTTGTTTAGTTTCGGGTTTAGCATATTATTTATGCTTGAAAAAGAACGTACAGAAATTACCTATAATGAAACAACAATATGAACAAGACTTGGCTAACGCGATACGATACGATGAAGACCGTTCGCCATTGAGGATTGTCCCTAAATACGAGTATACATAATGGCTTATGCTTCAGGTAAATACGCTTATTTCATATGTGACACCTGTAGTTTTAGGTTTGACTATAAAACAGCAAAAACCACTTGGGGTCAGTCTAGAACATGCCGAGAGTGTTATGAACCCAAACATCCTCAACTCCAACCCCCGCATTTAACAGTAGATGCAGAATCTTTGTGGAAACCTCGTCCTGACGTTCCTTTGCCTCAAAGTCAATTAGGCGTTATAATCACTACAAACCTTTCAGCAGGTGGAATGACTTTTGCATCAGACCCGATAGGGACTGATTTTAATGGATTTGGGGCAACAAGCGGGATAGGTAACGTAACGGTGGAGACATAATGGCAGGATTTACATACAGCGGCTTAAAAACAACGATTCAGAATTACTTAGATAATACTGAGACAACCTTCACTAGTAGCTTAAATACCTTCATTGAAACAGCCGAAGAACGTATTTTAAAAGCAGTACAGCTACCTGTATTTCGTAAAAACGTAACTGGAAACCTAACAGCAAGTCTTGAGTATCTACAAACCCCTCCTGATTTTTTATCGCCTTTTAGTTTAGCGGTTATAGACTCCGACAGTAATTACAGTTATTTATTACTTAAACACGTTTCCTGGATCAGAGATTACACACCAGCACGCGCTACAGTTGGCCAACCCCTTTACTATGCTTTGTTTGATAATGATTCTTTTATCTTAGCGCCGACCCCAACAAGTGGGCTAACCTGTGAATTACATTACTATTACCGACCCAATTCTTTAACAACTGTCGGAGATGATAATCAAAGTTGGTTATCTGAAAACGCTCCTAATGCCTTGTTATACGGTTCTTTAGTCGAAGGGGCCGTGTTTATGAAAGCCTCTCCGGACACTATAATGTTATATGAACAGAAATTCCAGGAATCGTTGGCTATGTTGAAAATTTTAGGTGAGTTTAAAGACGTAAGAGACGAAGCTAGACATGATCAAATGAAAATGCAGGGGTCTGCATAATGTTTAGTGTTGATGTGTCGAGTAATTTAGGACGTGTAGGCGTAAAAACTACACAAAACGAAGGTTTAAGCCCAGAATACTGGACTGAAAGAGTAATGGAGCGACTGATTGCGGTAAGTGATAATGCAGATCCTATGGTTAAGGCTCAAGCAAATGCATATAAGGAACATATACAGTCCGTTGTTTTGTTATACATAAAACAAGCTATAGCGAGTGATAGAGCTACTATGGCGGGTTTATTAGATAAACAAGGTCATAAAGAAATGGCTAAAATACTAAGGAGGCTGTAATGGCTATATCACAAGCAATGTGCACTTCATTTAAAGTGGAGTTAATGACAGGAACACATAATTTTACTGCATCGTCAGGCAATAGTTTTAAATTAGCGTTATACACAAGTTCTGCGTCATTAGGGGCGGCAACAACGGCATACACAAGTTCTAACGAGGCTAGTGGAACTAACTATACAGCAACAGGTTCTGCGTTAACTAATATAACCCCTGTAGCCTCGGGAACAACGGCTATCGGTGATTTTGCTGATTTAACCTTTAGTAATTGCACCATTACCGCTAGAGGCTGTTTAATTTACAACGACACTAATAGTGACAAGTCTGTTTGTGTATTGGATTTTGGTGGAGATAAAACATCTACCGCAGGAGATTTCACTATACAATTCCCAGCAGCAGATGCTTCAAACGCTATTATAAGAATAGCATAGGAGCGTAAGTGGCAACTGGTTGGGGTAGAAGCACTTGGGGTTCCGATTATTGGGGTGCTACTTCAGTAGATGTTTCTGTTACAGGGAATGCAGGCACATCTGCATTAGGTAGTGAAACAGTTGTTGCCGCAGCTAATGTAGCAGTTACAGGGAATGTAGGAACAAGTGCTTTAGATAACGGTACTGCTGTTCAAGCTGCGGCGGTTACAGGAGTTTCCGCAGTTGCGTCAACAACTACGCTAGGGGATGAATCTGTTACATGTGCGGCGAATGTCGCAGTTACATTAGCCGCAATGACGTCTGCGCTAGGTAACGAAAGTTTAAGCACTAATAATTATCTTGACGTTACATTGGCAGCAATGACGTCGGCACTAGGCAGTGTAGACACCTCGGCAAACGCAGATGTTACGATAGCCGAAGGTTTTGAATTAACCTCTGCACTTAATTCAGTCAATGTATGGGAAAGAGTAGGACGAAATATAACAACAACGTACACGTCAGTGTCGACTACTCAAACACCAAACTGGCAGGAAGTTGCTTAATATTTGTAAAAAATAAGGTATAATCAAAGCGGAGAACAAAAATGGCAAGTACATACGTAAACAATTTAAGACTCAACGAGATGGCCACGGGCGATGCTAGTGGAACGTGGGGTACAACAACTAACACGAATCTCGAGTTGATAGGACAAGCGTTAGGCTACGGCACTAGAGCTATTGCTAATGCGTCAACTGATAACATCACTATTGCCGATGGAGCTTCTGATTCCGATAGGGCAATGTATCTTAAACTTACTGGCGGTGGTCAAGCCTGTACAGTAACGCTTTTACCCAACACTGTATCTAAAGTGTGGATGATGGAAAACGCCACGTCTTACACATTAACCTTCACTTGCGGTAGTGGTGCTAATATAGCAATCCTGGCGGGAGAAACAAAAGTTATAGCCACTGACGGAGCTGGTTCTGGTGGTGTGGTTTATGATGTATTGACGGACGTTAACCTAGCAGGCACCACTAAAGTTGATGACCTGGTTGTTGGCGATGATTTAACCGTTACAGATGATATGACCGTTGGTGGCACTCTAGGTGTTACAGGTGTTTTAACAGGCGCATCCCTAGACATCTCTGGAGACATTGATGTTGATGGCACAACTAACCTCGACATTGTAGACGTAGACGGTGCTGTAAACTTTGCGGCAGATGTCACCTTTGCAGATGGCGCAGATATCATCACGGCTTCAGCAGGAACAAGCAACTTCCGCGCAGGTGTCAACGCAG